CTGTTTGACTTTGAGTTGGATAAGATCTATGCATCTTAATTTTCAAAAAGTGTGCAACTTCTTATTGCAATTTAGAACAAATAATAAAGGTACTCTTTGCGCGTGCCGTCCTTGCGTTTTTTTCCGAGGCAACGGTGCCCGACCATGGCGGCGCCGCACTCTCCGCAAAAGATTCTACCTGCCAACAGATAATGCACACATTGATTATAATGGCCAGGAGCGCGTTTGTTACGCTCCATGCGTGCCTTGACGGCCGCAAAATCAGCCTTAGAGATGATAGCAGGGATGGCGTCCTCTACACGGATAACGTCTGTATTGGCAGCGTGCGTGTTGCGCTTCACACCATCATTACCAGCTTTGCCGAAAACGTAGACGCCGGCATATTTTTCGTTGGCCAGGATGTCGTGCATGCTGTTTTTGGAAAACGGCTTGCCGGTGCGCGTTGTATATCCTGCATCGGCCAGGGCTTTGGCGATGGTGCCGTATCCGTGGCCATCGAGGTACATGGCAAAAATCATGCGCACGCCGTCAGCCTCGCGTTCATCAATGACGTAGCGCTGGTCGACGAGTTTAAGGCCGAACGGAGCAATGCCGCCGTTGCTGATGGCCTTATAGGCGTTCTCGTTTTGCCCCTTGCGCACCTCTTTAGCCAGGTTGCGGCTATAATATGCTGCCATGCCTACCAGCACAGACTCCATCATCTGCCCTTCAGGCGTGCAGTCAATCGACTGCGACGCATACTCATAGCTGACGCCTAAGCGGGCTAGCTGGTCCTTGAATTTGTAATAATTGAGCTCATTGCGGCTGTTGCGGTCAATCTTGTGAAAAATTATCACATCAAAATTGCCCTGAACGGCATCCGCCAGCATACGATTGTAACCATCGCGATTAACGGTGCTGCGGCCGCTTTTGGCCTCATCGGAATACACACCGACGACAGCATAACCTTTGCGCTGGCAGTACGCTTTGCAGGCACGTACCTGCGCGTCAATGGATTCTTCGCGCTGCATGTCAGACGAGAAGCGTGCGTAAATTACAGCTCTAAGCATAAAATCACTCCTTGCACTTGAAAAAATATATAAAATGTGGTATTATATTAGCGGTTTGAATTAGCCGTCTAGTGTCACCGTGTACTAGTCACACACTGTGAAAGAAAATATTTTCTAACCACTATCCAGCGCTAAGAAAAGGAACAGGAGAAATCCTGTTCTTTTTCTTTTGTATAAAGGAAAAGAGTTTGCTAAGAAACGCACAATCTGCTATAATAACAAACAGTGGTGTTACGCCTTTCATTGTATATGAAAGGAGGTGATACTAGATGGCTGAGAAAAATTCAAACCATAAAGGACATTACATTTTTAGAGCATGGCGAACCGATAAGGATGGGAATCGTATTTATGCGAAAACCTATGGCAAGCGTGCTTTTAAAATCTGGATCCCCGACCAGAAGGAAAAAGCCTGACTAACTCATGGTATCATTCTGGCGAATAACACCACTAACGATGACGTCTGACTAACGTTGTCGAGCTTTGGGCGCTTCCTTACGGGAGCGTCTTTTTATTTTATCAGCCTAAACTCTTCCTGTCGCACTCAAACAGCCCGTACAAACCGCCCGTAAAGCAGTTGATGATGCAATTAGAGATGGGCCAGTTTGTGTCCTTTAAAACTGACTATATTGTTATAAGATAAAACACATGATATAATATAGCCAGAAGGTAAGATTAATCATTTCTGTTTTGGTGGTAATGGCGCTGGTTTAGCAGGTGGCAGAGGCATGGTAAATTGATCGCTTCTGCTTTCACTGCTGGACGGCGCAGGGTTCGGTCTATTCATTATTTCACCTTCTTTCGGGATGGAGGGATATTGTGGAATTAAATTTATTTCAAAATATTGCGCAGGCAGCTCCGGGGTTTGTAGGCGTAGCAGCCTGCAAGCTGATGAACGGCAATGTACAAAAGGAAAAGTTGAATAATGAGGTTCTTGCTTACTTCCTTTTTGCTGCAGCAGCTTGGTTGCTGGCATTGGTGCTGAGCAATATTTGTCTGTTGTTAGGTATCCAGCTCAGCGAAATGATGAGAGTAGCTTGCGCTATTATCTTTGCCGGAGCGTTAGGAATGCTGTGGCCTGTATGGCTGCGTGATAAGGCCGTAATGTTAACCCACCCTATTCAACGGGAATGTTAGCCAACGTTATCAACCGGCACTTCGGAAAGAATCCGATATTCGTCGAAGAAACGATTCTGGAAAAAGTTGGCTGCGACAACAGGCCTCATTACTATGAAGTCTATAAAGCAGGTAATCTTATTGCTTCCGGTTGGGGCGAGCACTTCCTGAATAACGAAAAATCATTTTCCTTGCGAAGAATTGAAGGTTATACCATGGAAGACCTGCAAGAATTCCGTGCTATTGTTTGGCGTGGAGAGGACATGGTATTGAAAGAGTATATTTTGAAAGAATACTGAACCTGAAGGCGCTCTCTTACGAGGGCGTCTTTTTTATTTTTTAGGTTTATCGAGCTGCTTGATACTTTCGCTTGGCGTAGGCAATTTCTCTGGCATTGTGCCGCCGAGTTCTTCAATAGTTTTGCGAACGGTACGACCGACTTCGTAATGCACTTTGTTGGCAGCTTCTTTGCTACTGATATTCTCACGGCGCAGTTTGTCTTCTGCCTGCGTGATGCGGAACAGGTTCGCACCGAGTTCCACACTGCCCATGTGGTCTAAAATCTCTTGATTAGGTTTAAGCTTCTTGCGACGTTTTATATCGCCAGCGGTTTCACCGCCATAAAGTCCCATATAACCGCTATTTTGGAATTTGGCGAAGTCAAGGTTCGTTTTTACGCCTGCGGCAAAGGCTGCATCAGCGAGAGCAACGTTATGCTGTTTGATATTATTTCGTGCTTCAATACGAGCGTCTATTTCTTTGTTGAAAGCTTCTGCTGCTTCAAGGTCGTGGATATGGTCCGCACCGAGTTGCGCGAGCCACTGCTTAAATGGTTCGGCTTTAGGTGAGGGGATAGATTGGATAATACGCAGAATACCTTCTGTATTTGCGGTGTCAGTGAGACGCATTTTCCCGTCTTCTGCAAGCAATTTCAACCTGTGACAATTTGTCACGGTTTCATTACCTTCTGCCTTCATTCTTTGCTTTAGTTTGCGCCAATAAGCTGATTTATCTGCACTGTCGGTCAATGCACCGACAACATCGACAACAGAAAAGAACCATTCTCCGGCTTCATCGTTCCAAATGGAGCGAATCTGCGCACTCTGAAATAATTTTACTTCTTTCATGTCTTCATTCCTCGCTTTCAAAATCTATTATCCTAAGCTCTCCACGCCTTCTTCCGCCTTGCGCTGGAGCTTGGCCAGCTTAACATCAATCAAATCGTCAATTTCTTCTTTGCGCGGATCGCCGTTTTGAGCTATTAAGTAACAGGCATAACGAGTTAATTTTACATCAGCGATTTCTCTGGTCGCTCCGCTGCCTAAATCGACCATTTTGCCAACGTCGGCAAAATGGTTGCTGACAATATTGCCGCTTACATTACATGATAACTTCGCCTTTTCGATTACCTCGTTGAACCTACGCCATTGACTGTAGCTAAAGGCAGCCTGCAGCTCTCTGGCGTACCAAAACTCAATTCCGGTGCTTTCATCTACATGAGCCAGTTCATCGAATTTGCTTTTTAATAAAGAAATTTCTTGCTTATCCATGATAAAATCACTCCTTTAAAAATTTTATCAGCCTAAACTCTCCACGTCTTCTTCCGCCTTGCGCTGGAGCTTGGCCAGCTTAACATCAATAATATCGTCAATTTCTTCCTTGCCGTCAGCATCTAGCTGGCGGTATTTTTTTATGTGTGTTTCTTCCTGCTGGGTGAGGGAGAGAGAGGAGGACGCTGGAGCATCAAAAAGCATAGCTGGTGATATTTTGAGAGCTTTGGCCAATAGCATGATTTTAGTATGCTTCATTGTTGCAAGATTTCCAGATTCCCATCTAGAAACAGTTGCTTCACTTACTCCGACTTTTTCAGCTAATTCTTTCATGGTATAACCGCATTCTAAGCGTTTTTGTTTTATGATATCTTTTATATTCATGGAAACACCTCTTTCTGCTTATAGTATACAGTCAACCTTGCAAAAATGCAATAAAAACTTGCAAAAAGTGTTGACATTAGCTTCCGAAAATGTTATTATGAACTTGCAGAAATGCAAGAAAGAGGTGATAGAAATGGCTACAAATATTCCCGAGTTAAAAGCAGAGTGCACCCGTCATGGAGTGACTTTAGAAGAACTTGCGTCGAGAATTGGCGTTAATAATGCAACTCTCTACAGAAAAATGACTGGTAAAAGCGAATTTTATCGCAACGAATTGCAGGTCATTAGAGATGTATTGTGTCTGAATGATGAGAAATTCTTGCTTATTTTTTTTGATAATAAGCTTGCAAAAATGCAAGAAAAACAATCAGCTTACTAAGTGGCGCTGGCGGTAGGGAGGTAATGAAATGAAACTTGAGCTTACTTATGATGAGGTCTCGACTATTTGCCATGCATTGCTGCTTAAGGCTGTGGAAGCGGCAACCGGAGCGCGGGAATGCGCAAAGTTGGGTGATATGGACAATGATGTTAAGTTTTGGCAAGAAAGAGCCGAAAACTACAAAAAGGTCTATGAGGCTGTAGTGGCTCAGCGTGAGCAGGCTGACAAGGAATACGAGCAGGCAGATGCTGAGGTAGCAAAGATGGAATAAGGGAGGTAAGGGACGTGATGCTGGATAAAGAAAAAGGCCCCGCGGTGCAGGGCAGAAAAGCATTGACGATTCCGAAGCGTAGCGACGGAATGCCAGATTACAATGCAGTAACAGAATTCGCCAGGCTGAACAGCATTACTACGCTGAAGGATTTGGAAAAATTAGGCAGTCCAATTTCAGGCGATGAATACGTTCTGATGACGAAGCTGCGTTGCAGATTGAAGAAATCTATCATCCCTTAATATAGAGAGATAATTCTTCAGCATCAGGTTTTGGATATTTGATAGTTGCATTTGGATTCGCGTCGTTTGCGATAACGATTTGCATTTTTTCAGCGTAAGAGCAGCGTTTACCTACGAATGCTCCTGCTAAACAGCAATACGAAGCTTGGCCGTAAGATTTGCAAATAGGGAGAATATGGCAATCTTTAGCATAAATTTCTTTGCCGTCTTCTTTATTTGTCGAATCGAATAAGCTTTCTTCAATCAATGGATTAGATATATTCATAAAATCACCTCCTTCCTGTGCTTTTATTATAGCACGGAACGCGAGGCGGTGGAAAAGAAGGCCAAAATGAGCATTCAATATACGCCGGATACACCGGCAGCGCGCCGCGCGTTTAATCGTCTGGCGAGAGAAAAGATGAAACTGCGCTTGCTGGCAGATATCCGTATGGACCTCATGGTCTGCAAACTTGAAGGCTGGGACAAGCTGGAGTATCTGGATGAGCTGCTGGCGCTGGTGCAGGAGTTAAGGAAGGGAGGGTGAAAAGCGTGAAAGAATATGCGGAAAAACTAGAATTTATTGACGCAAAAAAAATAACGTCCGAACTGCTGGACGTATTGAGCAGGCACGACTTAGCAGTAGCGGACGCTATAAGAATGTTAGAAATGACAAAAAACAAGATTTTGATTAAAACTAAACTTAATCATCAAAAAAATGCTTAGGATAGCTAGAGTAGATGTTGAGAGCTTCTTGGTAAAGCTCTCTGAAATAGGCTAGCGAGTCAGACACTTCACTGTCAGTAAGGCGATGACAATCCGCTGGAAGCTTTTCTAGATAAGTTTTTCTAAAAACTTCAGTAGCCCAAGCGAGGGCAAGTTTCTGCATAATTTCATTTTCGTTCATGGCTGCACCTCCTTCCTGTCCAGAGTCTAGTAGAGAATTTGAGAGTGAAAAACAGTTCATCTACTACTATAGTATTATAATGCAATATCTTGTGTAATGTCAAATGGTCAACTTAGAATATGTTGTGGAGGTGAGCTGAATGTTGAGGTTAAAAGAAGTTAGAGAAGCTAAAGGCGTATCTAGATATCAGCTTGCTAAAAAAGCAAGTTTGCAATATCGAACAATTCCTGCTATTGAAAATGGCGGCGATGTAAAGTTAAGCACTTTAAAGCGTTTAGCTGATGTTTTGGATATCAGCGTCAAAGATTTATTTGCAGATTAGCCTTGCGGGCGAGAAGAAGGGAGGTGAAGAACATGAGAGTTATCATTGAAGGCACAGCAAAAGAAATAGCCGAACTCCTGCCTAATTTAACGCAAGCAGAAGTTCAGCTGGAAACTGAGAACATAAACAGCAACGATCAAGAAATGCAAATGCTTCAAAATTTGGTAAAAGCTATGGCTGAATATGCTGCTTCTCATTCAGAAGAGCAGCAAGCTGCTGAGAAATAATTTTATTGTTTTCAGCGATGGCCTTACTAGCCAATGTAGCTGCCAATAAGGTGCATACCGGTAAAACAGCTAAAGCTTTATCTGGAATTGCACTTTTAACCTTAGTGTAGTAATCGGTTAGCTTGTTTGTAAATTCCGGCTTATTGGTTTCTTGCGTGAGGAATTTCATCAATTCTTCGTTAGACATACCTAGTTGACACATATTATCACCTCCTTCCTATAGCTTAATTATAGCACAGGAAGGAGGTGAGGAAGAAGGGAGGTGGGATGATGGAGAAAGAAACACCATTACCATACAAAATCAAGTTTGAGCTTAAAACTGAAGAGGAAAGGACGTTCTTACGGATTGCCTTGCAAAAAGCTCACGCTTGTGCGTTCGGCGCCATCATGGACAGCAGAAACGATTCAGAGCTTGATGAAAAAACGAAGCAATTTAATATTGAACGATTTTCCAGAGAAATGCGCTTGTATGCACGCCTGCTGGCACGGCTGGCAGATGCAACTGATGAGGCAGAGTCGTGGCGAGGCGCCGGGGCCGGGGCCGG